GCTACTAGCCAAATCATTAACATTTAAATAATCTCTTTGAAGATTAAACAAAAATGTAAAAACAAATGTATTTTCAGGTTGTGTTCCATCATCATCATAAGATGAATCTCCATTAAACTTACTTCCTCTGTAATTAAACTCCACACCTATCTGAGCACCTTCAATTAAGTCCAACCCTCCAAAATCTATTGTTATTGTAGCGTCCTCAACCTCTGTGGATATTCCTATATTGTAGTTTGTATCTTCTTTTGTAGCCTCTATTTCAACTGCGCTTAAAGGAGTTGATATAACCGTTAAGTCATAGTCTAAGTCTATTTGCTTTCCCACGCTGTTAGCGACATCATATCCGTCAACATAATTACCATACATCAATCTATTGCCCATTAATGTTTGAGCCTGTGCAATTCGAGGTACATTATCATAAAGTCTTAATAATTGCTCTGCAGGTAATGCTGTAAATATTTTTTTGTTAGTAAACGTAATATTCTCAGGTTGATTATCAGACCAACCTTCATCTATTTTTTTAAATCTTTCTATTACATTTACGTTTTGACTTGTAGAAAACTTAAAAAGAACATCAACTGCAACTACATTTCTGCCGCCTGTTTCAAAAGTTATTCTTACACTATTAAAAGAATTAACCATTGCTGCATTATCAAACGTACTATAATTTAATCTAAAAGGACCAGGACTAAAAACTGTTTGTGAAAACGGAGATATAGCTGAGTACTCTCCGTCTTCGTATTGCCATCTATATGCAAAACTTAGGAATAATTCTTCCATGTAGTTTTCATCACCCCCTAAATTAAATTGCTCTATAATTGGAGAATTTAATGGTGGTGCTAATATAACACCAATGTCTTGTTCTGTAATATTATCTACACCAGAGACGGGAGATAAATAAGTTCTATTTACATTTATTTTTCTAGGTGGATTTAAATTGTCAGTAAAAAACAACAATCCATCTATAAGATTTACTCCATTTATTAAATACTTACTGTTAAAATTTAATACCGAAGTAGATGTTACATGATAAAAAACTGAACCTAATCTAGCATTAAAAGAAACTATTAAATCAACTTTCCCTGTTACGGTTGAAATAAGATTAGTAGGATCATTAATAAACCAATATATAGTTTCGTTACCGCCATCTTCAAAAGCTCCAATACATCTAGCATTACTACTTAATGCTTGACCACCAAACTTAAGCTGCACTAGTAGCTCATTTCCTTTTGAGTTTTCTACAGCTCCAATCTCAGTTCCTTCAGTAGAACCTAATCGTATATTTAAAGCATCAACATATTCACCTTGAGGAACTAATCGTTCATCAACGCCTTTATTCATTCGTCCTTTTATGAAATTCTTTTGAATCTTAGCCATACTATTTTATCCACTTATTTTGACCTCTTAGATTCATTAATAATCTTCCTGGGTGTATATTGCTCAATCTTAATTTTGCGTTCCTTAGGAGTGCTGATTTCTCTTTTCTAGACCTGTTTATGATGTATTCTTGAATACCGTATTTACTTGAGAGTATTACATACTTCATGTAAGAGTATATAAACTCTTCAAATAATTTATTTACACTTATCTCAGAGTCATCTCCATTCTCCATTCCATCAGATACATATTCAAGAACTATTAACTCACCTGAAACATCAGAACTAAAATTAATTACACCTCCTTTTTTATTTATTTTAAATGTAGGATTAGCATTTGCTGTTTCTGTATTCAATCCATATCTTGCTCCAACAGGATATTCAAAGTACCATATGCCATTATAGAAATAACCCTCCTGTCCATTATATGCGCTTTGTTGGTTTAAGTATATGCTTTTTTTACTTCCTGTTATTCTGTCAATATCTAAAGTAGAGTTTTCAGGCTTTAAAATATTTCCATCTTGGTCAAATAAAATTCTACAATTATTATCTTGTAGATATGCATTACTCCAATTAGTTTGAATATTTTCAGTTAATGGAAATAACGTTCCATTTTTATACATTGATATTCTAACCCAATTTACATAGTCAGGAGGTAAAACAAACCTTAATGTGTCACAAACTTGTAATTCTAAAATTTTAATTTCTTTTAAAGAATCATAATTTAACTCTTGTACAGCTCTTTTAGCATGAAATAAAATATTATACCTTTCAACATTATTAATTAGTTTGTCGTTTCCAACATACATAACTATAAAATTATTTACTATATCATTTAAAGATACATATTGGTAAGACCCCCAATTTTCATCTTCAGGATTTAGTCCTCCATTTTCGTAGTATTGATAATCTGTTATATATGCCATATCTTATGATGTTAAACTAGGTGATTCTTGACTATCATCCATATTCTGCTGTGCTTGACCAAATTGAGTTAATGTTACTTCTCTTATAGACATACCTGCATATTGTAATATTTTATTTATAATATTAACTTGATCTGATAAAGGTAATTCAAAGTCTTGATAATCAGCTGCTGACTCATCAAACAGAGGCTCCCCTGCTGCCAATGTAGCATATGTCCAATTAGGATCTTTAGGGTATCTAATATATTGAGAAACAACTGTACCTGCATTAACAATAGATTCAGGATAAACAGTAATAGTATTACCCGTGTTTATATTATTAGCCCCACCCAATACATACGCAGGAAATAAAAGACCTGGTGATGTAAGTGGCGTAGAATTTAAATAAAATATTTTATTCTGAGAAACTCTTTCTACTTCTGTAATACCTTTTGTACTTAATATAGTATAAGAAGTATCTCCAAAACTTCCAGTAAGAAAATCATTACTTGATATTGTTAACTGAGTATTGCTATCTACACTAACGACAAATGCACTTGCTCCTGAATATAATCCTCCTGCGCTTGTGTTTGTTATTAACATACCTGGTTTTACAGGAATTGAACCACTTACTAATCCTAAAAAATTTGCAGCCGAATCAATTAAAGTTGTTCCAATTGAAGGAAAAGTAATAGTTCCTGTAGTAGTAATATTTGGATAGTAGTTTACTTTATCTATCAAATAGTAATCATCAGGCAAATCAAATAAATTGATTCCTGTGTTTATTAATCCTTTAGTAGATGAAAAGCTATCTATAACTTCAACTAATGATTTTACAATATTAGCATAATTACTTCCAGACACTCTTGCATTTTGCTTTACAATCCAACTATTGTACTGATAAAAGTAATCTTCAAATATATCTAATTGAGCTTGCTTTGCATACAAATTAAAATCATTTGGAGTTATATACCCGTAATTGTTCTTATTAGCAATTGAAAGAACAGTAGCTCTTACTGTGTTTATTATCGAGGCCATTTATAAAATCGTTTTCACAAAGATACAAAAAAAGAGGCTTCATATTTTGAAGCCTCTTTATATATAATTATTGTAAGATATTATTTCATTTTAGATTCTAATATCTTTAAAACTTCTAACCCTTCATCACTCTGTAAAAATGACGCCACTATAAATAATGGATCTTCTCCATAAGGAACGGTTAGTAATTTATTTTTATTACCTTTTAAATTGTAATAAACATCTTTTTTGTTTTTAAGTGTTAAAAGATTTTCACTAAAATAATTAGCACATTTGTTTTGAAGCTTTAATAAAGGATCATTCATAGCCTCCATAAAGTCATTAGGGTATCTTTTTGCAAACATCCTAACATCTCTTTTTAATTCTGAAGAGGTTAAATTTTCAATCCTTAAACCTATTACAACTCTAGCAATAGTTTCAAGCATTTCAATACTTAGTTCTTTTGCTATTAATTGAGACTCTAGTGCCAAATCTAAAGACTCTACATCTACACTTGCATCTTTTTCTTTATCAACTTCTTCAAACATATTTCCGTTTGATGGATGATAAGATAAGAATTTTTGTAATATCTGATTTTGTTTTGGAACAAACAACATACCATCTTCAAAGACGATAGGCTCTAAAATAACATTTTTATCCTGCTCATCTTCAAAAACACTTTTTGTATTTTTTGCATAACGCAATGCTTTATTTTCTCCAGTTTCTTCATCAAACCATAATAATGATTTTCTTTTTGAATTTCTTGAAGGAATAGTATAGCTTAAAGGTGCTTTGTCTTGTGTTAATTTGTAAATTTTATCTACAAATACTTGTTTCTTTTTTACTGCCATTTTTATTGAATTTAAATTTAATTTATAATAAAAAAAAGGGAGCTACTTAATTTCACTCCCTTTTAATAATTTACTTCTAGTTTGTGAAAATAAAGAAGTTATTAGCACCTAAAGTACATAAAGCTCTTTCAGATAAGAAGTTTACTTCCATAGCATCTAAGCTAGAAGTAGCTGCTCCACCTGCAGAACCTGTAATCCAAGTCTTATAACGTCTGTCTTCAGTTTCTGAAGCTCTGTAACGAACATGTAAGAAAGGACGCTTTGCATTCTTTCCTAATACTTGGTCATATACAGTAGTTGAACCTGCTGGTACTAAAACACCATTAACAGCTCCACCTACGATATCTCCACGCATTGTTGGGTCGTTTAGGTATTTCCAGTCTGTTTTGTAGAAATCATAACCTCTACGGAATCCTGTAAATCCTAGATTTAAAGCCATCTCTTCGTCATTGTCAAAAAGACCATAAGATGTACCACCTCCTCCATAAGAGTTTTGTGATGCTAACATATCGTCAATGTCAAATCCAAAGTCTCTGTTTAAGAAAATAACATTTTCTTCAATAGAACCTTGCTTATCTAGACGAGAAATAATTGCATCAAAATCTGCTAATGCGTTAGGATTTCCACCTGCCCAAACATTACCTCTATTTTCAATAACATAGAACATACCTTCTGAACCTTTGTTACCTACTCCAGATGCAACTCCTTCTACAATTGCTGCTGCTCCACCACCTGCTTCTGCTGGTACGGCTTCAACCATTGATGTTTCAAGGTAGTCCTCGAAACGTAAACGAGTTTCATGTTCTGATTTCATGTACCATAAGAATCCAGTTGCACCGTTTTCTGTAGTTACTTCAATCCATCCAATTTGAGCCATATCAGAACCAGATACTGCGTAACGGTCTTTAATGATAATTGGAGAGTTTTCAAATATAGAATCATCAGCTTCAAGTTGACCTTGCATTCCGATAGAACCTTTTTGAAATTCTGAACCATAAATAAACAATGAACATACAACTGCTGCTGCCATTGTTTGTCCTGCTGCTTCATAATAAGCTACATCAATTGTTCCTGCTGCAGTATCTACTGCTGTTACAATTGCCTTGTTACTATTAGTTGAGTTAGCAGTACTGTCAGACAACATAATTGTTTGTCCAACACGAATAGCTATAGAACCAGAACCTGGTACTAAGGCATCTCCAATTGTCAACGTTGCTGTATTAGCTTCTACTGCTGCTGCTGAAGTTACATTTGTATACTTCGTGTGTAGTCTTCCTTGCTCTGCCCATTTAATAAGGTCTGAGTTAGAAGGCATTTCAGCGCCTACCATTCTTAAGAATGATGCTACTGTTCTGTTTCCATAACGTTCAAATTCTTTTTCGTAAGTATCTGGAAGATACTGATTCAAGAAATCAAAGTTAGTAATGTAATTTGTCTGTAATAAGACTTGTTCTGAGCTTGGCTGTAAGTCAAACCCTGGAACATTCTGTACTGATCCTGCCATTTTTTTTAATTTTTAAAATTGTTATTTATTTATTTTTACTTCTTATTCTTAAACCTTTTCCAGATGCGTCATTAATTTGTCTTGCTTTAAATCCTGTTTCACCTATTGCTTGTGGAGTACCTCTCATCTTCATATTGATGTTTTTACTTTGTTTAGAAATATCTCCTACACTATCGGCTTTACCTTGCTCATAAAAATACTTTGCAAAGCGGTCAGGATCCATTGCAGCACTAATTGCTTTATGCCAACCTTTTGCGTCTTTAATCAATCCGTCATCTCCTAGGTATTTACCTATGAAATTATTCAGATCCATTTGTTTCGCTTTCATTTCCTGTGCATCTCCATAAGAATAACCTATTTTTTTATCTCCTATTTCGAACTCAAAACCTTTGAATTCAGAGTTAAAAACTTCACTTGTTCTTTTTTCAAAATACTCATTCTTTTTAAGATTAGCTTCTTGAACTGTTTTAGATTCTTGAATATAACTTTGGTAAGCTTCAAGTTCCTTTTTGTTTTCTTCAGAAATAGCTTTCCCACTTGACTCAAGAGGAACGCTGTATTTTTCTTTAAAATCATTAAGATACTTTTTAGCTTTAGAAAGTTCTCTTTTTTTAGCTATATTTTTCTTTTTAACTTCTTTTTCATCATCTAAGTCTTCATCGTATGAAAACTTATCTTCAATTAGGTAATGAATATCATCATTATCTAAATCAGTTTCTGTTAAAGAATAATATTCTGCTAACACTTGGTCTTCGTTTAAATCATCGTAATCCCTATTGGCTTTTACAAAATCATTAAAACCCCGACCAGTTTCTTTTTTAAAATTTAAATATTTAGAAACATCCTCTGGTAGTTCTTCATTTATTTCTTTTTGAGAAAATAAATCATCTACTGAAGATATGTCTTTATTATATCTATTATTAATATATGAAAGAACGTCTTCATCCTTTATAGTTGGAGAAACTTCTTCTTTTTCTTCTTCTTTTACCTCTGACAAGTTTTCAGATTCAATCTCTTCATTAGAGTTTAATTCTTTTTCATGTTTGTCTAAAAGATTTTTTTCTACCTCTTGAACTGACTTTTGTTCTAAAGGGTTTACTTCAGATACTTTAATTTCCATTTGATTTAATTTTTTACAAAGTTATATATATAATTTAAATTTAATTTTAATAAAATCACCTAGGTTCAAATTCAGCTAAATCAAAACCATCTAAGCTATCTTCTGATGATTCAAAGCTGACTGGAGGTAAATTGTTTTTCCTTTGCTCTATTAATTTAGACTGTTCTGTATTTGCTTGAGATATTCTATTAGATTTAGCACTCTCTCTTTGAATTTCTCTGCTTTTTAATCCTTCAACTTCAACTCCTTTTAGTTTCATGTTGAGGTTAAATTCTAAATTCATTAACTCAGCTTTTATAGCGGCTTCACCTTGCATTTTTTTAACAGAAAATTCTGCTTTTGCTTGCTCTAATTGTATAGCTGCTTGGTTTTCCATTTGGAATTGCTGCATTTTTGATTGAGCTGCCATCTGCTGTGATTGCTGATTTATTTGAGCTTGTTGTTGAGCTGCTGCTGATTTCTGTTGCTGTTCTAAATCTTGTTTAGCTTTACGTTTTAATTTTAAAACTTGATTGGCCAATTTAATATTTCTTATTTCTCTAATATCAATTGCATCTTCTAAGTTTATAGAATCTCTTTGAAGAGCCATTTGAATATTTTGCTCTAGTAATTTTCTTTCTTCTTCATCTGGAATTATTTCTATAAATATTCCAAAATCACTTAAATATAAATCTTTAATTTCTTCTATTAGACCTACATTAAACTTACCTATTTGATTTACAAACTCTTCTTTAAATTGAGAATATTGAAGCATATCTGCAATTCTACTAGATAATGCTGTACACAATCTTTGTGACATTTGTAAACTTGCATCTAATATATGTCTTGTTGCAGTGTTACTACTTAAAGCAGCTAGTTTTTGTAATCCAACTAACGCATAAGAATCTGGAGTAGACCCATCTCTTGCTTCGTTTAATCCAGTTACATCTCTAAGCATTGACATATAATGATTATAACTACCTATAAGACTTTGAATTTTTGCTTGACCTGAATTACTATTAAGTTGTTGAATAGGAATTTTTGCTTGGTTGTAATCTCCATCTTGAGTATAACTTCTACCAATAACAGAACCTGTTTGGAAAAACATCCTTAATGCATCTTCAGGATTATAAGCCTGACCTGTTCCAAGATCTACTTCACTCAATCCATCAGCATCAATGTATACACCATCTGGAACAACTCTAGATATTACTTGTTGTAATTTTAAGTGTGTAATCTGAATTAAATCAGCAAATGTAATCATACGTCTTACCAAAGACTCTAAAGCTCCTTTATACATTCTTGGTGCAGAAGCTACAAATTCTGGATATACTTCTTGAGATGCGGATTGTGGTCTTGCCATGTTTTCTGACATTTCCCATTTAAGTAAAATACTAGTACCCATAACCATTACTCCCTCATACCAAACATCAATGGTTTTAGAAATTTTTTCAAAGTTTCCTTCCTCCATCATTTCTTCTGTAGGATTAAAAGTATCATCTTTTTCAATTACTCTTTCTGCTCCTGCTGCATTTACTTTCTTTTTGTAGGTAAATGTTTTAGTTGTTTTATAATTAAAAAACAAAACAGTTGCACTGTCTTTGCTAAATAAACTATTATTATAATACTGAGCTGTATTGTTGTAGTCATACCAACTTTGGCTGTATTTAGATATCTCTTCCATATCAACCCTAGTTAAGCTAGGATCAATTTTTATTAATTCAATAATTGGAAGGGTTTTAATTTCACCCCAATAAAAACAATCTTGAAAATTAGGATCTTCAGTATAGCTATACACTACACTAGCAGGGTCAACATACTCTACTTTTATTCCGGCTCCGGGTTGAAAAGTATTTTTACATACTTGTATTCCTAAAACAGTTTGATCGTAGTATAATCTTTTCTGAGTTTCGTTATATCTGTTTTCAGCCAATACAGTATTAACAGCTTCTTCTTCAGCTATTTCTATAGATGGCTTATATTTCATTTGCATGTGAAGCGCTAACTCTTCTGAAGTATTTGGAATCTCTTCCTCAGACATAGCAAAAGTATTAACATCAAACTCTTTTTGAACTTTCTTCATCATATCTTTAGCAAGCATATCTTTTTCAAGATTAACTTGATACTTGCTTCTTTTATCTAAAGACATTCCATCTTGAGCATAAGCATTTACAGTAAAAATCCTGTCGGCCATACCGTTAACTACAATGTCCACAAACTTTGGAATAATAGGTACTGGAGTCCAGTCTAAATTAAGGTAACTTAAATCTCCATCTACAGCTAATTCGTTCTTGTATTTTTGTATAGATTGCTCTCCTCTAGCATAAAGTCTTAATCTATGAAAATCAGCCCATTGATTATAAAATCTACTTTGTCCACCATCTTTTCTAAACCATTCATATTGAATAGCCTGTCCTATTTGTAATCCAAAATTAAGTGATGCTTTTTCTGCATCAGAAACAAATTGACTTGGAAATCCTGTAGAGTTAATATTTATTTTTACGTCCTTCATTTATCTTAAAATTTGGCTATAACTTCCTTTATTATCATACTTAGCAAAGTTAAGTTTTATTTTTGATTTTGTTTTTAAAGGTTGGTATAGTGTTTTTTGACAAGCCATTATAGCTAATCCAGAACTAATTGAAGCATCAAATTTTGTTCTATTATTAATATTAAATCTAGCCCAATCTTCTAAAGTCCTAGTAAAATACATAGAACCTATTACATCACGATCTCTATAACTTTCTTCTAAATCAAATCCCACATATTTTTCTATATAAGATTCTATTGCTGCTGCATGTGCTTGTTTTATATCTTCAGAACTATTAGGCATACCCCCTAATTCTTTTTCTGTTATAGAAAGTTTATTATATGGTTTGTCAGGTCTATTGATACTATATTTCCTATAACCCCTATTCTTAAAATGATATAA